TCTTCATATATTAATTTCATTTTATCTGTCATGTCTGGAACTTTTTTCATAGATAAATAATATGCTAATCCAGCACACATACATGGTAAAAATCTGTAAACAACATCTGCTTGTTGATCATAATAAGCTGTAGCATCTTCAATTCTATTTATTGAATAAAATTTTAAAACTGTGTAAGTAGAAGCGTCAGGTGCTAAATATAAACTAATTTTTGGTGTAGTTTGTCTGTCAACATAATATTGTGAAGGTTGTCCAGTAGCGTACTTATTAGGTAAAGCAGAATAAGTTGACCTGTCAATTTTAGTTAAAGCCACATCTTGAGTGTTTGCAGTATTAGAAGCAGTGGCTGTTGTAGATATGTAGGCCTCTAAAACATCATTAACATTTGTAGGCACAGTATATGTCTCAGTTCCTGCAGTTAATGTTTGCTCATTTAATTCAACTTTCCATAAATGAATACCTCTGTTGCCCCAATCTGCAAATAACAAATTCAAAGATCTTCTTGCAGTTTTAAGATCATATCCAGACATTCCTCTTAGACCGCCACATCTTTCGTAAGCTTCTTCTATGATTTCATCTATATTTAAATTGAAACTAGTTGATCCTGATGTAGCCATTATTTAAACTCCTTCAAAATTTTATTCGTAGATTGAGATGCTTCTCTATGAGCAGATGTAGAACTTAATCCTGCAGCTCTGTTTTCATTATATTCTTTTTTAAATATTTTCATAAATTTTTTTGATGCACCTTTAACAATCGGTTGTCCTAATTTAAAAGCTACTCCTATAAATGGTCCTGGCATATTTAAAATGTTTTCTTTATACGGAAACCAGCATGTCCTTTTTTGCTTATACCCATGTCAATCTCCACACCCTTTTTATAAATTCTACTATAAGATAAATTTGGATCAAAATAAGCTTTAGATCTTTTTGGACCTAAAATTTCATCACCTGGTTTATAAGGTTGAGATTCAATTCTAAATAAATCTATTTTAAATTTACCTTTAGTTTTTTGTTTAGGGTTTTTATAATCACTCATTTAAATCCTCTTTTGCGGCCGCTTTGAGAGCATATTTCTCCTTTTTGCGGTTGTACAACTTACTTGATTGTATCACTTTGGATTTAAATGTTCTAGACCTTACGATTTTTGCGTATGGATTCTTTACCTTTTTTTGCAATATTAACCACCTGAGTTTTACCCATAACCTTAGCACGTTGCTCCATAACTGTTAAAATTTGTATTTTTCTAGCAAAAGGTTTGTTTACTCTTTTGACTTTAGCCACGGTGGCCCTTGCATCTGCTGGTGTTGCAAACTTAATTTTGACTGTATCTTTAGGATTTTCGTCTGTATATAATCTTCTATCAGAACCTTTTGGTTTTTTACCAGTGCCTAATTTAGGATCTGCCACGTTTCATCTCCTTGATATGCTTCTTTATAATTTTAGATTGTTTCTTGTGAAGTTTAGAAGCTTTGTTTAATGCTGAAGCTACTTTCTTCAATCTTCCGTTTTTCATTCCGCCTCCTTTATAAGTTTTAACTTTTTTCTTTTCGTCTCTTGCTCCTCTTAATTTGCCCTCAATTTCTTTTGGTATTTGTGATCTGCTAATCGCCATTTGTAGTTTTAAAAGCTAATGTAATCCTAGGTCCTTTAGAATTATCTTTTGGTGCATTACCTTTATGTTTCTCCTTTGCATTAAATACTATAACTCTATTACTGACAAAATCAACACTTTCTTTTTCAGTAACAAAACATCCATCACCTTTATCTAAAGTTTTCGAAACCATCAACAATCCAGTATAATCTCCATCATCTTTATGAAAACACCCGTCCATTCCTGCAAATTGTATATTTGCATAAGCTCTTCTTACACTTTTATTTTTTATTTTTTCATCGAATGAATTAAAAATTTTAATAGCTAAATATTGAATTAGAGGATCTTCTAAACTAAAATTTGTCTGTAAAAATTGACTACCATCACCTTCATCACTGCATTGTAAATTCATTTTACTTTTTAAAATAAAATCATTTAAATAAACTATTAATAAGGGATCAAAAACTTTATCTTTTAGGTACATTAAAAAATAGATGTAGCGTTTCCTAAAATTGGTTCGTATTTTACTTTTCCGTCTTTTCTATAAGCTCTTAAATATTGTTTTCTTGGAGAGTCTTCAACATAACTACAGTGAACCCAACCACTATTTTTTTCTCCTGGATTCCAAAATTCTAAAATCAATTGATCTGGTTGTAAATTATTAAAAATCCAATCACTCAGTTCTGCATTTGATACACCTATAACTTCAAAGTCACAAGCCTCTGCTTTTGCATGTTGTGAATTAACGGAGCTGCCGATTGCTACACACAGCTCAGGGGAACGATAGCCTGAGGTTACTTTAACTCTACCAAAATGATCTCTTACAGGTTGTAATATATTTTCACAAAGTAATTTTAATTTATCAACTTGTTCGGCGTTAGGATTATTATCAATACCTTTTCTAATAGCCGTGTCGCTTTTAGTTAATTCTGATAGAGAAAAATTTCTTGTTAATTGCATTATGATTTTAATTTTTTGTTAAAAAAATTTATTTGATCCTGTTTTATAATATCAATTTCTTCATTATTCAACATACTTATTTCACTATCAAACTTTTCTTTTTTGATTAAGAGATAATAACATAAAGGAGTTCCTGATGGTATAGTATAATCACCCTTTAATTTATGCCAAAAAAGCTGCACATTTAAAAAGTTTTCACCCATTAATAATCCTGTGGCTGCGGTAAAATTTACATCATCGTTATAAGGTATTGCAGTGGATAACAAATAATAATCTTTAGGTATTATTACTCTCCATGGTGATTGTATTTTAATTACTGTATCTAAGACACTATCACCTAAATTTTTAAATTTTGCTAACTGATCATATTCATGACTTGAAACATAATTGTCTATTAAAAATCCGTTTTCACCTTTTTTTTGATTGTAAGGTGTGTGCCAACTAAAAGTTTTTTTGTCACCATTAGTTGTTATTGTAATTGGTTGATAAGTTTTTTGAATCCATCCTGTTTGCAAAGTGCTCAAAATACCTGGACATTTATTAGTTTGAACTTTCCTTGGATTATCTTGATAAAATTTATTCATTCTATCAAACCATTTGAAGTCTTTACTTGATATTTTTTGTATTGGAAATTTGTCTTTGACTTCTTTTAAAAAACACTTAAATATGACTTTAGCCATAAAAAGCGTATAACAAATTTTATTTTTCTAATCTAGCTTTATTTTCTAAATACTTTTTTAAACGTCTAGCCTTAACATAAGGTCTTTGATAGTACGCTTGATCCCATGCTTTTCCTTTAGGGCTTTTTCGCCATCTTAATCTAGCTTCTCTTTTACTTTGACAATCTGCGTATATAGCCATTAATCTAATATAATTTTTTTAATGCTTTTTTGACCCATGTATATTTCAGTTTCAGCGTTAGCTTTGATACATTTGTAACTTACACTTGGGTTATAATCTCTTTCTGCAACTCTCTTACCACGTAAGCAGACAGCCATATTTTCTTGTATACGGTGTTCTTTAATTTCACCGTTTATAAACATCAATAATGCAACTACTGTTTCAACCATTTAACACTTCCATCTTCTTCTTGCTTGTCTTATTCTTGAGTTAGGATCATTTCTTGTTTTTGCCGAAGCTCTTTTTAATTGACCTAAAGATCTAGCACAATAAGATTTTCTTCTTTTTGCATCTTTTGATCCTGGTTTTACTTTACCTGTTACTGCTGTTTTAAGTTTAGATCCTGGATTAAGTCTTCTGTAAGCTTTAACTCCAGCTTCTGTCATACCAGCCCCTTTCTTAGTAGGTCTAAAATTTTTTTTATTTCTAGCTGGCATTGTGCCTTTACTTAATTTCATTACATCTTCAACGTACATTTGTGTTGGAAGTTCAAGAAATGGTTTTATTTTTTGGTAATTTTGAATTTTTCTTTTTCTTAATATATCAGATGGTTTTTTCTTTGGTAATATTAAGTCTTTGTAATAATCATTCATTAGATCATCCCTTTATAATATTTTTCATAACTTTTATTTGAAATTTTTTTACCATCAATCTCTGATTTAATATAACTACCAATATATCCGCCAACTGATTTTTTTAAAATTGTTTTAACATTAGTTGGTTTTGGACCAACATTTGCTGCAGCTTGTTTTCTAGCGACTGCAGATCTTCTTTGACCTTTTGACATTGCTCTCGCTTTAGCTATTGGAACACATTTAGGGTAATTTTTTCTTTTTTCTCCACCGCTTCTACCACATTTTGGAAATGATCCGTCTGGTCTGCGGTTTGCTATATCAACCCAGTTCTCTTTAACCCAAGCCCTTAATCCTTTTTTTGCCATTAAACCTCTACTGATTTAGTCATATCAAACATTATCATACCACCTTTATTTTTTTTATTTTTCTTTCCTCCTGGTGTGATTTTGCCTGAACAAACTGCAGACGCGTACATGTTTGCGTACGCAGAAGGGTAAACTTTAAATTTACGCTTTGCAGCTGCTTTTCCTCTTGGACATAGTTTAGCCATTAGTATGCTCCTTTCCCATTTGCAAATGTTCTTTGTTTATCTTTTAATTTTTCAATATCAGATAAAGCTTTGTTCATTTGTTTTGTTAAAAATTCTATATTTACTTTGTTGTGCATTCCATCCTCGATAGCTTTATTCAAACGATCTACAGACTTATATAAATCCTCTACTAGCATGTAAAGCTCTGCTTCTCCAGATGATTTACCTAACTGTCCTCTAGGGTATTTTATCCTAAATTCAGTATTCTGTTCAAGATCCTTCTCCATTAATTCAACCTTAGTTTTAGTTGCATTAAGAGATTCATGTAGACCAAAGTAAGCCCAAGTTCCTAAAGCTACCATGCAAATTAAACTTGCAACAGTTTTCATAGGCATTTGTACTGCAGCTTGTTCTGATATTTTTAAAGGTTTACTCATTTTGATTCAAATATTGGTTTATCTGGATTCTCCTTTTTCCAATCTTCTTTTAACACAGTCCAGTAACTAATGCTATCATCTGGTCTATCCTCAAAACTAGCAGTAGACATAACGCCTAATTTCATACACATATTTATCAATTCAGCAAATTCTACAGGTGGTGGGCTAATTCTAGGCACCCGCTTACACTCTTTTACTAGTTCAAGTTGGGTTTTAAGTTTTTGTTTTAAATGTTGTTCAGCAATAAATTCATCAGAACATGCATCACCAATAGATTTTCTAAATCTCCAACCTATTGTTTGATTTTGATATTCATCATTATTTCCGCTTTTATATTCATTTTGTCTTATTTCTGTATAAGCTTCCCAACTACCTTGATCACAAGTGTTTGTGCCATCATTGAGATATTCATTACGTGCCTGCACCGTTGTAGAAAACAATGCAAAGAAGACACTAACGACTAAGATCTTTAATATCGTATTCATGTCGCCTCACCTGATCTGCTAATTGTTGAAAAATATTTTCAGCCATATCCCAAGTAGCCTCAGCTCTAGCTAATCTTTGTTTGATATCATTTACCATTTCTTTTTGTATTTCTAAATCTCTAGTCACCGTTTCAAGTATTTCTTTGTTAACCTGAATAGTGTCTGTCATAGATATTACATATCTTACAGATGTAAATGTCCCTGCTAAAATTGCACCTACAACAGGTACAATAACTATATTCTTTTTAAACCATTCTAATATTAATAGACCATGAGTATAAAATTCTTCCATTTCACTTTGTTCACAAATTTCTTCTCCACCATTGTCTTCTAATATCTTCTTATAGTTTTCTTTCATCCTCTTTAACAACATCTGTTGTAGTGGTAAGGCATCAGCCATTTTTATGGTGTCTTCATACATTACTGTAAGATAAGTCTGTAAAACTTCATGCATAGAAGTAC